TAGTATACGGCATGATACTGCCCACTGACATGATTGTGCCCATGACCTGAAGATTGTCGTCCATATACGTTTTTCCATAAATAGCAGCAGTCCATCCGAACGTAGAAAGTCCATACGCACTATAGGAGGTAGAACCTGCCAGAATTGATTTTTGGCACGTCAAATATCCGTCTTCAATCTTGAAATCACTATTGGCAGAAGATGCTCCAGAAAAGTTAAGGACAGCATTAGAGTTGCTCTTCATATATACGTATGGGTTAGTAGACCCGGTATTGTTCAGAAGTATATACGCAGACTTTGCGTTATTATATAGACCTACGCCATTAAATGAGAACCCACCATACGAATAACTCCCATAGACCAATGAACCATACGCATCATCATCGGAACTACTGCCAAAACGGATAGCAGAGGAAACGAGAGCCGTCTGATTAAACGTTACGCGCCCCGCACCAGAGCCACCAACCACCAGCGATTCCCCGCTTCCGGTCACGTTTACAGATGCACCAGTTATTGTACCGCCACTAATCGCCCCAGCATTCAGTGTTCCAGTGGAGATGCTGCCCCCAGAAATAGTGGTAGACGTAGGAATAGAACCACCAATAACCTTGCTTCCGCTAATGGACCCAGAAGTTATCTTGTCGGCATTAAGATTGTTGACAGTGACAAGGTTAGCGTCAATTGTCCCCGTAGTGATACGGCTACCAGAAATAACAGTAGTCCCGGAAGCCCCAACATCAGCAGCAGATATTTTACCATCAGCCGTGGTCTGAGCCGAATCAGCGGTAGTGTCATCCGTGAAACCAGAATCGTTAACCAGAGTGCTAATGTTGATAGCGGTAAGGGTCCCTTTGAAGTTAGCGTTCCCAGACGAATCGATATAGAATTGCTTTGAATGAATGGACCCGCCGCTAGATAAAGTTATACCGCTAGTGGTGTAGCCAGAAGCATCCTTTGTCCCTGTATGTATGGCATCAGGGGCTATGGTCCAGCCACCGATTGTCCCCGAGGTGGCCGTTGCCTCTCCCGCTGATGACACCTGAAATACTCCGCTCCCAATGTTGATTGAAGTACCGCTGATCGTCCCGCCATTGATAGTGTCAGCATTTAGCGTCCCTGTGCTTATGCGCGCACCAGAAATAACAGTAGTCCCGGAAGCCCCAACATCATCAGCAGATATTTTGGTATTGGCAGTCGTGTCGTCCGTGAAGCCAGAATCGTTAACCATAGTGCTGATATTAATAGCACTAATGTTTCCCTTAAAAAAAGCATTCCCAGAAGAATCAACATAAAACTGCTTAGAATGAATAGACCCGCTACTAGATAGAGTGATGCCGCTCGTCGTGTATCCAGAAGCATCCTTTGTTCCTGTATAGATAGCGTTGGAATCAATAGACCACCCGCCAATCGCTCCTGAGTCCGCAGTTACTGACCCTGAGATCGTCAAATCGGACCCATCCCATTGCAAGGCCCCGCTCGCTCCTCCAAGATAAAATGTACCATTAGTCTTAGCCCACATACCAGACGTTCCTGACCCAAGGACTAAGCCATTAACAGTGTCCATCCATATGCCGCTACCTGTACTACTATAAGACGTCTTTGCTCCTAGTCGGATCCAAGGGGTCGCTCCGCTGCCAAGAACGACAGCAGAAGCGCCAGAGTCGGACTGTATTAAACCAGTGGCGATATTCCAGCCACCAGACCCACCAATAGTGCCAGTGTTCGCATGGATAGTGCCACGAGCAGTAAGGCTATTAAACTCAGCAACCCCATCGCTAGCCCCGCTTGCTTGGATCTGCCAACCAGCGGAGCCAGAAGAAAAGTTACTGCTAGCGATAGTGTCACCAACAGTGATAATATCAGAAGCCACTTCATTTGCGGTAATGGCTCCAGTAGCAATTTCAGTTGCAGTAATGGTTCCAGCAAAAATCTCGTTAGCAGTGATGGTGTTAGCTAAAATCTCATTGGCCGTAATCGAATTCGCCAAAACATCTACCCCACCATCAACCTCAACACCATTAATAGCAGAAGCCTGAGTTATGTCAGTAGAGCCAGTACCATTAGCCCCCCCATCGGCAGAGTTAACATAATAGACCCACTGTGACTGGTTGCCCGAGGAGTCGACCGAACGCAGCCTTAAGTAATAATCAATCTTAGCAGCCCCGGCAGAAGCCCGAACATCAAGATTATTTACCAAAAAATACGTACTCTTAGAAGACCCTAAAGCCTTCAAGTAGTCTTCGTCATCAAAAGTAGCAGCACCGTTTAAAGGATTATTGTCAGTAGACACCTGATACTCATAGTGACCTCGACCTGCCTTTACATCAAACTCAGTATTATCATTTAAAGAAACAAAAAACCCACGAAACGTAGCCTTGACTCCCTCATCAAAATGATTGAACGTATTGTTGAACGTAGGTCCCGATGGGATAGTTGAGTCAATAGCAGGCGTGATCGCAGCAGAAGAGGCAGCAAGACTACGGACACCAAGGGGGCTTAGAGAATAAACATTTATTTTATAGAAGACAGTACCGCCGTCTCCAGACTCGTTGTCTATCCATTCAAAACGATAAGACAAACCTCTAGTCTCAACAGACTGTTGAATAATGTACGCACCAGAAGACCCAGACTCACTCTTTAAGAGTTCAATAAGGTATCTAACATTAGTCCCGTCAGAATCGCCAGACCAAGAAGCATCAATAAATATGTTACCGTCAGAGGTAGCAGAAGCAGAAGACGAAACAGTCAGCCCCTCCACTGCCTGGGGACTCGAGCCATCTATCGAAAAGGTGCCACTGCCAGAACCAACAACAAGACTGCGCGGCTTAAGCACGGCGTTCTCGACTGTACTGACAATAATACTCTTTAATTGGCCAGAATCTATGATGTCAAATACATCGTAAGAGCTGAAGTCAATTCTCGTAGAGTTCTCTCCGTCATGGTTGTGGCCCGCCACACGGTAAAAAGTAATCTGAGTTTCTACTATTCCATCTTGATCATCGCTAGGCATATTAACCAACCTCCCTTAATGCTAGCTTCTGGCTAATACCAGATCCTATAGTCGAGTCAATCTGAATGACCCAGTATTCTTTGTTGGATATGCTTAAATTATCAAAAGTCCCGATCTTTACACGGTCACCCAACTGTAGTTGCGGGATGCCAGCTATATCCACAGACAAAACCATAACAACATCTTGAAACTTGTCTCTAATAAACCCAGCAATAACATCAGCCCAAGCCGCAGATGTTACAAACTTGTTAGCAATCTCTATGGACTTCAATCCATACTTTTTAATGCTAGGATGATTCTCCGCTGACTGCTGGACTACCTGCTGAGAGGCGGACTGTACGCTTACAGGAATACCAGCGACAGATGTAAAGTATTCTAAAGAGTTTATGTCGTTCTTGCCTTCTAGATAAACAAGATCGCCTATGCCAACATCATCACTAGCGCTTGTAACAAACTCAGCACCAAAAGGAGTGGCCTCCCATACATCAATGACAGCTAAAGTTGGGTCCTCAAAGTCTATTGCAGCAATGAGTGGGCGATCAACACCAATGGCGGGTGACTTTCCATACTTTATCTGAAAATACTTAGTTTCTTTGACTTTTGTGGTTAGCCCGCCAGTAAGCGCAGTGTGCTCCGCTGCTGCTGTACCAAACAATCCACGAGTCAGTCCCTCAAAAGTATTGGAGGTTTTACTATTATATTGAATAATTTCATCTCCAACCTTCAAATAGCCAGAGTCATACCAAGGATACTCCCCCTCAGTCGTCGTGACAGACATTGTGGTGTCCGAGACGCCCATGTCAACAGACAAGCCCGTCACAGTGACCGTAGAGGGGCTAGGCGGCCTCCACAAGCCCTGTAGACCCGCAGCCTCAATAGTGGGGTTGCTTACCTGGACAGTGACCTTGTTGGCCTGGAGATCAATGGGGGTGCTCCCTCCAACAACGAACGAGTCGTCAGACAATGTTTTTTGAACCGTCGAATGCTGATCAATAAAGGACTCATATAGCCTATTGTAATGATGATAGTTTAGAAAACCATCTTCATCAAAGTAAAACATACCCAAATCAGCTGTAGTTATTTCCTGCATTAAATTGAATACATCAGTGGAGTTCCCCCACAAGTAATCGTATCTTGGGAACTCAGTTACATTAATTGAATAAAAGTTATCCAAAACATCAGCGGCAGAAAGAGACTTGTTGTACAAAACAAACTTATCAAAGTTACCATCAAAATAGTAATCCGCAGAAGCCCCAGAAGAAGAATCAGTAGATTTACCGACAAGCAAATCACGACTAGCCCAAGAAGTATGACCACTACCAGAAACAGACGCTTTCAGTTCTCCATTAACATAGTACTTCAAAGAAGAACCATCGTAAGTAGCAACAGTATGCGTCCATAAAGAAGAGCCAAAGCCAGAGACATCAGAAGAAGATGCCGTCAACATCTGCGAGCCATCGTACAAATACACACCACTTGCTGAGGACGTATAGAACAGCCCCCATCCAGCAGATGCACTAGACGCATCGTCAATGTTTCCAACATACACACCGTCGCCTCCGATGGCATAATCAAACTTAGCCAGAGACTCCATAGAGTACCCGCCAGTATAGATATCAGAAGATGAAAGAGCAGCGTCAAACGAAGCGTCATAAGGAATCTTTACATGCTGGTAGTTTGAGTTCCCGTTGTTGTCGAAAGAAGTAGACCTACTACTAGCATCAGAAACCATACCAGACGATTGACTCAACGAAACAGAAGAAGAAGAATTCACATATACGCCGTGATTAAAATGATCATGACCATAACTAGACCCATAAGTATCACGGACACCAATAGAATCTGAGGCGACAGCAAGGGCAGTTGAAGACGTAGGAACAGAGGACCAAGAAGCCCCGCTGTCCGTAGAGAACTCCCAAACAAGCTTCTGAGTGCCGTACCAATGGTAGTAATCTATATCGATCTTGTACGCAGCGCCGCTACGGAGAGAACCGACATCAATTGTAAACACCCTGTCTGTATTGTACATAGAGTCTACAACATTATATTCATCAACAACGATAGAGTCATTAAACTTAACTCGAATACCGCCGTTCTTTATAGTAAATCTAAAACTAGTAGGAGACGAAGAGGCAGAGACATAATAAGTAAAGAATCTAGCATTAATAAACTCAGTATACCCACCAGATGACTGAGCGGGAGAAAACACCCCCGACGATCCATTATTTAGATCGTTAATGCTCAATGCATCCGACGCTGAACTTACGATCTCTCGGACCAGAGGAGACCCCGCCACATCAATAACGCGCACCGTATCTCTAAAAGCATTGTATTCAATATTTATATCTTCAATTGGGTTATACCTATCTTGAGATTTATTCCACCAATGCCCCCAAACCCCAGCATCAGCAACATTAGAGGAAGCAGAAATAGCAAAAGGATTGCCGTCATTAAACTCAAGACAAACAACCCCTCCTTTGTCTGTAACCTCATCAAAGAAACGCTGAACAAAGCGAGTATCCGCTTTAGGGAAATTAGTTTTCAGCGCCAAATCAGCAATAGCCCGACCAGCCAGGGTGTTCTCAACAAAAAACCCATCATCAAGAACAAGTTCACTTAAGAACTTAGTGTAATCACGAAACTGCCCTTGCACAGTCATCGCATGAGATATGTTCCAGTTGTCGATCCAAAAAGACCCGAACGAAACATACTCATAAATATCAGAAGCCTCATCAACCAGCACACCCAGGTCAACAGTTACCTTAACGTCTTTACGCATATAGGAACCAACGCCAGCAGTAGAGAACGGACTAAACCGTCCATTAGTGTTGTCAAGAGTTAGCGTACCGGAGTTTGCAGCAGTAGATCCAATAGGCAAAGAGCTATCATGAAGACTATGAACCTTGTTGATGGAGATAGACGTAACGTAAGAAGAAATATCTTCACGATATATTGGTATAATTTCATTAAACCTAGCAAAATCACTAGGATTACGAGTAGACAAAGCAGACACCCGTATGTCAGTTAGAGTCAAATAATCTTCATTATTAATTGCACTTTCATAATAATAAGACCCCTCAGCAATACTAGCAGAAGCGTCATGAACAGTCCACGAAGAACTTCCAGAAACACGATACTCTACCTTGACAGAATCAACCTGCCCATAGAACTCTGACGTATTTACACGGATATGAGAACATCGTGCAGCATCAAACTCTAGATGAACATAGGGGGCTGTAGCGAAGGACCCTGAAGCATTAGAAGTGGATCCACTCCACCATCCGAACTCGTACCTGGACGAATCATTGTCCGGCATTGCAGACCATCTTCCATCTGCCCTTATTGTTTGACCATTAACATCCAAAGCACCACAAACACCCCAAAGGTATCCTTGACGCTCCCAACCATTACCGGCCTGCTTGGGACCAAAGAAGTCACCAACCGTGCCTTTATCAGAGCTCGGATGGGGATCATTAGTTGATGCAGCAACAGAAACGACGTCGCTTCCGTCTGTGTACTCAAGGTGCCTAGAGTCAAGCCAGTCAATTACGACCCTAACTCTTGTTGATAAAACAGAACTATCTATAGCATCCTTGAAGGCCTGAGACAGAGCCGCTCCGTTAGTGTTGGTGTTTATCATAGCTCCGTAAACTCCATGCTAACATCATACAGGACACCGCCATCAAAATTGCGCCTAGACACTAGATTTTCACTATAATTGCTCACAAATACATCATAAGACAAGTAACCAGAACCATCCGGTTTCTTTACATACAGAGATATGGACTTCTTGGACGAAGCCAGCGCCTTAACGCCAGACCTGCCCTGTCTGCTATCGAAGGTGTGGGACGAAGAGTCAGGAAGCATCTTCCAAACAGAAGACATACCTATTTTAACTGAGTTCCTTGGGTAGTAGTTTCGCTCAAATCCAAAAGTAGTCTGAAGGGTCTTTCTATTACTATTCTTGACGGAGAAGGACGTTTGCCGTCCATGATCTGTGACGAGATTCCCATTAAGCATCAAAAATGGACGATCAGACCACTTAGAATAAAAAGTCAGAGATGCCGTCCCTGTGGCAGATATGCTCACATCTCCGGTTACGGTTGCCATTATACCCCCTCAAAAGAAATAGAAACATTATAATAATAACAACCATTAGATTCGTCTCTACGAATCAAAGTTTCACTATACCCGGTAACCCTAGACACAACAGACTCATAATCAAACGAATCCTGATCCGACGTATACTCTGGGAGATACTCCACAAGAACATTCTTGTCCAATGTAGCAATAGAAAACAAGAAGTCTCTCGCCCCCTGGCCGTCAACAGACATAGCGCTTGGCCCTGGGACATAGGAGAAAGACAGAGAGAAGGCTTTAGGCGAGCGAACATAGAATCTCTTGCTTTTTCCTGAGGCAAGCGTAACAGAGGACGCAACGGCCTTTATGGATGAGCTGAACGAGCGGTTGTGGGCAGTTATTTCTTCTCCGTTTACTTTAAAAAAAGACTTAACTGCTTGAGGCATAGCCCCACGAGCCTTGCCTATAGAATCAACAGCAACAACACGAGCGTTGCCATATATAAGAGAACTAGCAGACACCAAGGGCATTATACACGGCCCCTTCTGTTGTTGTCTGACATTGAACTAATCTTTCTAGATTCGATCCCACGACTACGTTCGTTCTTTGGAGCGACACTTACGTTGTATTCACTCATCATGCCTTCAAACCATTCCGGCTGACCGACAAAGTTATCAACATAGATGTTGACACCATTAGAGCCACCACCACCTTCGTAGTTCCTACTGTTGTTCATTGCCTCTAGGTTAGATAGTCCAACATTCTGAACCGCCTTGGCGCTCATTATAAATTCACCACCATGAGCAACCACAGGAACAGCAGCGGACTTAAAGCCACCCAAGTACCTACCGTACTGAGCAGAGATCTTTCCCCCATTGAAGTGTTTGTTTGGGTTTGTAAGATTCTTGTCGGCATCGGCATCCATAGCGGCGGAATTGAATGAAGAGAACCAAGACTCGCCCTGGGCTTCTTTCCATTTTTGAGCGAAGGTCAAAAGAACAGCGTCCGCTGTATTTCCTGTAGACTCCTTCCATCTACCCAACACTTTGTCTATCCCATCAATAATGGCAGAAGTCTCTTTATCGGTCATGCCAGCCACTCCAGAACCGGCGGCTTCCTCCACCTCCCCGCGAGCCTCAGCCAAGGCGGCTTGGAGCACAGGAATAGCAGCATCCATATAGTCATCCATCCAGGACTGGGCTATGATATCCCACTGAAGGGCGGACTTCCACTTTTCGTTTACCTTATCAAAAATGTCTTGGAACTTAACAACAGGATCAAAGTCAGCAAGAATATCATCCCATCCGTTAATAGCGTCCTTAATTGTTTGTCCGACCCCCTCGAGTGAAGAATCAAGAACACCAGAGTCACCAAACGCCTCTTGGAAGCCAACATCAACAAGGTCATTAACGCTATCCATCCATGCTTGAAACTCTTCAAACGTGGCTGGTAGTTTTTCCTGGGCTAGGCGCAGTTGCTCTTCTAGTCCCGCTCTGATTATCTCTAGGCGTTCTTTTTCTGCTGCCTTAGCAATCTTGATCGATTCAATAGCAGCATCGCGCTCTTTATTGACAAGATAGTCTTCACGTTTATTATCAAGATTATCTAGCTGATCACTGCTCGAATCTTTACCTAAACCAAACTTAACCGACAGGCTTCGAGCGTCCTCGACCCGACCTTCATATATGGCTAGCGACCGGTTACGTATAAAGTTTTCCTTATCCAACGCCATCTTGTTAATCAAAGCACGACGATCAGCCTCATACTTTAGAGTCTTTGTGAGTTCAGCCTCGGCCTCTTTTACTGCGTTGATAGCGTCAACACGAGCATCATAAGCAGACAGCTGCACTTCAGCATAAGCGTCAAAGGCAGACAGAGCAGAGTCGATAATAGATTTCAACTCGTCCGCAAGGGCCGCCTTCACTTTTCCGATAAAATCATTAACAGCAGACTGGAATCCCTTGCCAGTAGCAGAGGCGACAGCCTCTGTTAGCCCTGACTGATCCATATCGTCAGTATCAAACTCAGCGTCAGTAACGGCCTCTTCTACAGCACTAGCGATCCCGTTACCAGGGCCGCCAAAGTCAAAGTCTCGATCAAGTATTCCTGTTAAAAACCCGTTAACAGCGTCGGCAGCTTCTACGTTAATAATATCTTCAAGAACGCTATCTACGCCCGAAAGCACGGCATCAAGAACACCGCCCGCTCTCTGCATCGCTCCCGGCAACTCTTTTCCTATCCAAGTAACAGCCCTAGAGATAACGTCACCAACAGCACCCACGCCGTCCACGATGGTTCCTCTGAGGCTATCAAGGGCCTCCGTTGACGGCAGAAAGTTCCCCCAGTCAACCTTTGTCCCTGGCAGAAGGTTGACCAGACCGCCAATAACACCTCCAATACCGTTAATAATAGGCCGAAGGGTCTCGAGGAGCCAGAAGAACTTGTCAACAATGAACTGAACGACGTTGGTCACACCACCGTACAAGAACCCAAGCGCCTCAAGGATCTTACCAACAGCCATCGCCAATGGCTGAACCACAGCAAAGAACACAGCAACGAGCTTTCTTAGTATCTTACTGACGATGCGAACCATAGACAGGGCAGCGTCAATTATCTTCTCCTGAATCGTCTGGAACACATGAAGGAACTTAATGACCGTCTCAGCAATCGATCTCCAATTCTTTATCATCCACCCGATTCCACTAGAAATAGCATCAACGAATGTCTTAAAGGCACCCATCGCAACCTTTAGTATCTTAGGGAGGTACTTAGCAACAACTTTATTTAATATATTTGAAAACATTTGTATAATACCGGCGACCTTGGTAAATGCGTCTCCAACCTTAGCAATGCCGTCCGCTGGGCCGCCAGCACTATCGCCCCCCCCAAATATCTCGCCAAATACACTAAATACAATACTACCAATAAGTTTCAATGTGGCTATAAGAGTACCAAAAGCATTTTTAATAAGTGCAATACCAGGAGCCATTGCCTCGCCAAATCGACCAAGGTTCCCCTTAATAAACAAGACCACGCCAGCAACAAGAAGGAACAAAGCAAGGATGCCGGTTGTCATCATTGATACCTTTATTGCTTTAATTGCACCCGTAAACGCAACCCTGAAGACAGCAGCGGTCATTATCGCTTGTGTTTTGATTGCAATCCACATTGCCTTAAATGAAAGCCTACCGACTACGGCAGTCATCCTAAGGGAGTTCATCCAAACTTTTTTACTAAACAAAGCAGCAAACATAGACCTGCCCATGTTAAAGAGAGAAGAGCCAGCAGATATCGCCATAGACTTAACAGCCACGCCTCGCTCAAGGAGGACTCGCTTAATCGCAACCGCTTTCTCCCTAGCCAGTCTCTCCATAAGCAAAGATTTTTGTCTGGCCGCAGCGGCAGCCTCAGTGGCTGCTATCTGAGCAGCGGCGGCTCGCTCTTGAGCAACACGAGCAGCAGCGGCAGCCCGTTGCGCTGCGGCTTTCGTAGCAGCTGCGACAGCAGCCTGAGCCGCTGCAGCGCGCTCAACCGCAAGCATCTTGGCCGCCTCCATTCGATGAACGGCTGACTTGAATATCTCAAGAGCAGCAGTCTTGACCGCATTGGCTTTAGCTACAACAAACCTCTTTACAATCTCAGCCTTATTCTCTGCCGTAATAAAACGATACAACGCCGTCGTTTGAAGGGCGCTCCATTGATCTATCACGAACTTTTGTGCTGCTTTTGCCTGTGCAGAGGCCAGCTCAAGAAGATGCCAAACCATTGTCTGTGCAAACACAGATGCCCTCAAAGCCAAGGTTTTAGCCGCAGCAACCTGTCTTATTGCAAACTTCTTGGACTCCTCTGCCTTGACCATAGACGTGCCTAGTAGATACCAGGCTAATTTCTTAGCATTATCCGCAGCATCCAAAGCCCGCTTCTTCATGGAGAAGGCCATTCTAATAGAAAACTCCTTAGCCTCCGCTGGGGCAACCATTGCAAGGCCAGCGACGTACCACGCCAGTTTTCTAGCATAAGCAGCAGCGCCCAGCGCCTTCACCTTTAGGGCAAACGCTTGCTTTATTGCGTACTCTTTGGCCGCAACAGACCTAGTGATAGTGACCTCAAGCAAATGACGAGCCATGTCCTGACCGAAGGCGACGGCTTTCAGTGCTTTGATCTTCATTAAGTTAACTTTTTCGACAGCAAACCTTTGGGCAGCAGCAGCGTTCGCTATCGCCTTGTGTTTCAAGACCTGTGTATTCATATAAGCAGCCGTGGTAAAAGACAATACCTTCATCTTGGCGGCGTTTGCTTTCTCTATTGCAAATCTCTTAGCAGCGGCTACCTTTAGATTCGTATGAACGACAACAGCCCAGGCAGCATAAGAAGCTGCGTACTTGACTGCAGCAATAGCATGAATCGCATTTTCCTTTAGTACATGAAGCTGGACAATGGCTAGCCTCTTAGCAGCCTCTATCTTCGTTCTAGCCGTAGGTATGGCAATAGAAACAAGGTGCTGAGCGACTCCCGCTGCGTGTAGTGCCTTTTTCTTTAGCATTTGTGCTTGCTCGATAGCAAACAACTTAGTGGCGACCATTTTGGCACGAGCAAGAGGGATGGCTGTCTGCGCATTTAAGTGAGCGGCAAGAGCCAAAGAAAGCATCTTCATTTTTACTACGTTCGCTTTCTTAATGGCGAATATCTTAGCTTCCTTCGCCCTCTCTGCTATCACCTCAAGAACATGCCAAGTCAGAGTCTGGGCATAAGTGACTCCCTTAATGGCCTGCTTCTTAATGGCCTCCACTCTGTTTATAGCGAATACCTTGGCTGCCTTGGCTTTTTCTGCCACAACCTCAAGAGCACTAAAGACTGCTGACTTAACAAATACTGCTTTCTTCAGCGCCTCTCTCTTTAAGGCAGCGATCTTTTCAAGAACAACAACTTTCGCTGAGGCAATCTTTACAGAAGCAACTTCCATCATGTTTATGGAATATGCTTTCGCTGCCTGAGCTTTTCTTATAGACAACCTCTTGGCTGCCTCGATCTTTACAGCAGAGGTTTCGATGGCAGTTATAGAAGCAGACTTAATAGCACCCGCTGTCTTTGCTATAATCTTCTTTAGTTCTTCCTTCTTATGTTGGCTCGTTATGAACTTATACAAACCCGTCTGTTGCAACGCATTCTTTTGGGCTATAATAAACTGGCGGATAGCGGCTCGTTGACTATCTGTTGTTATAAGGCGATAGACACGACGAACCCCCCTTCCCATCTTGGAAGAGCTAGATCGCATACCCTTCATGGCAGTCATCCATGTAGTGCTCATTTTTGCAATAAAAGAATCAACCTGCTTACTGGATTTGGATACACTATCAGCAATCTTGCCAAATCCAGGAATTATTCTTGCGAGGCCACCAATAGGCTTCTTAACCTTGCGGGTGGGGAGGCCAACAGGAGTAGATCGAACAGAAGGCCCAGCGTTTGATCCGACAAGGGGAGACATTGGCTTCAATCCAGGAATAGGAGGGACAGCTTTCGCAGCAGCCTTCGATCCCATGCTCTTTACTCTTGGGCTAGTAACGCCAGCGCCAAACAGAGTTGCATTTATGCCAGGATCAGCAGCAACAGCCTTGTAGGCAAGCAGTGCCTTTGTAGAACTTCTTGCCCATGCCTTGATAGCCATGCCAGAAGTCTTGGCTTTTTTACCAACAATAACAAAACCAGTACCAAACCCCTTCAACATAGGCATATTCTCTCCGGCCAGTCTTTTAGACAGAAGCATACTTCTAGTAACAGACTTCATCTTAGGAATAACACTTGCAGAAGCCTTCCCAAACAAAGCAAATGTGTTCGCCAGCTGGGCGACAACGAACACTACGGGGCCGATGACTCCGACAAAGGCCATAAATATAATGAGTGCTTTTTTAGAACCAGCGCTCATGTTTGTTAATGACACAATAAAATCCTCAACATGGGGAATGAGGCCCTGAATGGTGTCAAAGAACACAGCGCCAATCTCTTGCATAAGGTTGCGAAGCTTTGTCCTAAGTACATCCATCTGTGCAGCGGGGCCGGACATGACGGCCTCAAACTCCGTCTGGAATACCTTACCTGCGGCAGTCGCTCCCATGTAGTCGATAACGAGAGACTTTAATTCGGGGGAAAGGTTCTGCAAGGCCACTGTCATAACAGCAGCCGACGTCGATGTTGCCTCCAAGCCAGCCTTCATCCCGGCTCCTGAGTTAATGACATCTCGCTCAAACTCTGCTATTGATTCTTCCGACCTAAAGGCGTTGGATATAGCGTCTTTTACGTCATCCAAGCCCGACGCTGAGGACAAGTCCTCTAGCATAGTAGAAAACACTCCCCTAGTCGTGACGTGGAGCGTGGAAAAGGATTGAGAAATTTTTACTATAGACTCAGATAATCCATCCATCCCTGCAACCAATGCGTACAGACGGCTTGCTTGGCGCTTTCCTACGAGTTCCCCAAGATAAACAAGAGCATCCTCGTCGCTGGCCTCTTTGGATATGAGTTTTATGTTCTCTGCCAAATTAAACAACATTTCGTTGCCGACTCCGAGGTCTTTATGAAACTCTGCCCCGATAGAATTGCCAAGCCTTTCCGCAAGAGCAATAACCTTTTGTGTTGGATTAACCATACGCTGGAACGCAAACTTCAATGCGTGAGCAGACTCAGTAGCGTTAAGGCCCATCTCCTTCATTCGACCAAGAAGACCAGTCAGGAACGTCAACTGTACGCCAGCAGCGGCAGCGGCAGGAGATACCTGGGGGAAGGCCTCGGCAAGGTCGGCCATCGAGAGAGCGGTGGTGTTTTCAACCATGTTGAACTTGGCAAGCAGCCCACGAACCTTGTCTATTCTGTTCCCAAATGGATCCAGAAGTTTAACGAGTCCCGCAAGGTTGGCTACAAAGTCCCGACCGACACCAGCCTGGACCTGCCCCACCTTCTCTAATTGCAGGGCGAGCTTGGAGTATTCAACAGCAACGCCCTGCATCGACTCTTTTCCGTAATTAATCTCTTCAGCACTCATAAGAAGCGCTTTACCCATCTGGGCAAAGTCGGACGTCAGTGCTGCAACGATTGACTGGCTTGCGCCAACCTCAGTAGATACGTCACGAATAGCAACCCTAAGAGCGTCGGCTGCGGCTGATGCTTTTGATCCCTCTTTTCCGAAGAGGCCAAGGATTTTTACTGTACGAACAAACTGTTGCTCAAAAGACTCAAATGCCCGCATAGCGGAGCGCAAAACCATACCAAGAGGAGCAGTGATACCAACCATCATCTGACGGCCAGTCCACTGAGTGTTTTTACCAACAGCCAAAAGCTTATTGCTTACAGACTTAAGGTCGGTCCCCAGTTTTCGAAGGGGGAGGCCGCGCATATCTTTTCGCGCTCGCCTAATCTGCTTGCTATAGGAAGTCCAGGCAGCAGTTCCTCGCGTAGTTTCCTTTCGGGACTCCTTAAGTAGCCCTACCTGGGCTTTTACTGTGTTGCGAAAAATCTTCTGGTTACGAACCAGTTGCTTTAAAGAGGTTGCTTGACCATAATAAATCTTTTGAAGGTCTTTAGCCGCCCCCTCTAGCTTAGGAAAAGCAGCACTAAGAGACATAGATGCGTCACGCATACTGACCGTGTTCTTTGTGACACGGGCAATCTGGGACTGCAGTTGGCCAAGCTGATTAATGCCGCCAACGGAAACCCTAAATTCTAGATTCGACTCACCAGATTCAGCCATTTTCTCACCTAATACATTATCTCATCTATTCGGCTTCATACCCAAGCCCAATAGGAAGATGCGAGATAGTAAATTCGCTATCTAAATCCATGTCTGACTTACCACTGCCACCAGAGCCGCTTTCGAGGTCAGTCATTGATGAATATTCACCAATGCCCTCACCCGTGACAACTTGTGCCAATAAGTCATAATCACTATGACGGGTGAACCGCACCATATCAACGATATGAGTCAACTCCGGCATGGTTAGATTAAGTTCTAAATCTTCAATGCTAACCCATGAGCCAACAGAGACAAAAGCCTCCAAAACTAGGTGATGGAGAGGGAATGAGTGCCAATTAATTGATTCAGCCTCAATACCTCCCCCTCCATCTACTAGTTTGGGGACTCTGCCTCGTTACCCATGCTCGCAGCCATAAGGTCAGCGAAGCATCGTAGATCTAAAGCGTCTTCCAAGGCTTCCTCGTCGTTAGCTAAATCAGGATCAACCTTTTGAAGAGCGATGGCCGCTGCTGATACCATATTATCGATATCAGTATCGTTTAGTCCATCTTCTCCTTCAATATTTAGCTTGTCCGCAATCTTCATAAAGTTACGAAGTTGACGGATAGTCAAAGGAAAAACAACCCTCTCTACGCCATCAGCGAAGATAATAGATTGTCCAGCCCGAAGGTCTTTATTCTTTGTAGTCATTTACTTTTCACACCTTTCGTTATTGTGATAGAACTTATTCTACCAAATATCTACGTTAACACCAACCTCAACACTACAGTTTTTAACTGTTAGTGGTGACGTCAATGATTTTACCATATTCATAGTTAGTATCTGCACTGTTAGGCAAGATCCTGAATTCAACAGGAAATGCTACAGCTTCAGCTCGCTTCATAGAATGAGAGCTAGCTGAGTAAGATACTGCTCGTTTGGTTTGAAAGATTCGCTTAAGCGTAGTGCTAGCGGTCGTTCCCGGAGCGTTACCAATAATTTGAAGAACCTTCTCATACGGGTATACGTTTTCGATACCAAACTTAAATGTTTTCGTTGCCGAAGCACCAACCACAGTGTCCAAATCGGTCACAATGTCAGCGCCTGCGCTGTCGGTTGAGCTGGTTACGGACGAATAGTTCCATGCGTGGGCCAAGTTCGTTAGAGTAGCCTCCGCAAGAGTCGTCTTAATCATAACCTTCACACGGGATTGGATAACTTTAGCAGCGTCACCAAACTGATCGACTTCAATGTCAACCATGTCTGGCTCCCAGGAGAGTTCAACACCCTCCATAGTCGCACCAACGTCAGTCAGGGATGCAAAAGCAGTCCCCTCTTCTCCAATCTCTACTGTCGCTTCACCGACAACAATATTTGCAGTTGTAATAGCCATTTTTTTACCTCCTATAGGTTATTCTAGAGTAAACAGGCGCTTTCCACGTCTGTCCCTCCATCTAGATAGTTTTTTAGCGTGCTCTACGGGCACTTCACCACTTCGACCCCCCACTCCTAAGGCATTTTGCCACTCAAAAGTATATTGAGCTTTGCCTATACGAGCAGTGAATCCGGGTGTTCTTCCCACATATGTAATAGCAGTATAGCGTATATCCATTTTTATTGCGAATCTAGCTTGCAACATACATGACTGAGAAGTCAAGTTGAACCGAGAACCACCCCTCCTTTGCAGAAGGAGGATTAGATTTCGATCCAACAAGACGAGAACTTAAAATACGATTAGTTGTATTATTTATATTAACAGATGATCTAACCGTTGTGTCAACACCTGGACCACGAGGACCACCGCCAACATCAAACATACTAATAATCTTGTTACTCATACGGAAGCAACGATCAGCATCAGAATCATAAACAATATAACGAACAGTATCTTCACGAATAGCAAAAGAGCTACTCTCGATATGTCCTGGTATCCAATAGTATACCACAAACGGAGGCTTCTGTGCGGAAGGAGCCACCATAGGAAAGATTTTAATGTTCTTACCAGAAACTTCCTTAAGGCCATAATCTTCTTTTAGTTCATTATTTAAATCGTATGCGATTATTTGATCACTATATTCAGGCATTAGAGCCGCCCGAAATAGCACGAGAAATGCGCTCACTGAGATCCGCGATCTCCAAGCCAACAGCTTCACTTACCTCTTCAGAATAAAGATCGAGGGTGTATGCACCATAGTCGTCAGAAGCATCTATGCTTATTGACATATCAAAAGAGTCCGCTTCGAACGCGACAACCCAGTGAATAGATTCATCAGGAAACATATCAGACAACCTGTCTTCGGTTTGACTAGCAGCAACCTGCCCCTCGATGGACATAGCTGTAGCTAAGTTAACCTCGGCGCTCCTGAACCTACGTTCCATGCTTCTAAGGTTTCCTATTCCCTTTGTGTGGATATTAAACATCAGACTTAGCCTCCATAACCACACGGGCAATGACAATCAAATGATGAACCTTACCAGAGTAGCTTGGGTGTTTAAGAATAGAAAGTACCTCTAACGGGCCGGATTCAAGAACATTACCGTGAGCGTCACGGATATTATGAAACCTAGCGCCATAAGTGACTTTTGATTCAAACTGCTTAGGAATATGAATATCATATTCATCGCTATCATTCACATAAGGAGCAGTCTTGCTAGAGGTTCCAGAAGGCGCAGCAGCGCCACGAATCGTGTCGCTAAAGTAGAAAGCAGGAACTATCTGACCAGCAGCGTTCTCTGCCTCGCTATACAGATGTACATCGATTAGGTGGGGAAACCTTAAAAAGGTCTGAAAAGCCATATGATTACCCCACGTAATCCATTACATAAAGAGTGTAGTCCATTAATAAAACATCTGCATCAACATTTCCTGTTGACCCATAGAAGTCAGAATCAAAACGATACCTAGTTGTATCCATCTCAACATGATGAATACGGTGTCTACGGTATTCGTTATCATCATTCATTAAATCTAAAATAAGCAATTCCGATGCATTCTCAATATTTGAAGGGACATAACGCCAACCAAAATCGCCCGTTACTTTGTAGTCCGATTTGCTGCTAAACTTGTTCCCATAAGATCTAGCTATATAGTTCTTTTTCGTGTCAGAAACCTTATTCTTAAACCGGATAGAATAAGAAGAACCAAAGTTACCCATAGAGTTATATTTCTCTAGATTGTTGAGATTAGTATCTGAACTATCATGTATAGTCTCAGCATCGCTATCGCCAGAATCAGCAATAACGGTTGTCAACGCATCTAGAGGGTAGGGGACACGAATGTGTCGATTATCTGTCCCATCGATAATGAAGCTCTTAGACCCGTAGAAATCAAATGATTGACCACAATAAGTGTCAATGATTCGTCTAGCTTTCTTTTCCAGGTCATCAAACTTTGCGCCATACAGCGACTGAAGGTCGGTGTTGTTGGCAAAGAATGTTGCAGAGGCAATATACGGTGTATAAACATTTAAATAATATTCTTTTGTGAAAGCCACACTGCTTATATCGTAAGAAAAAACGACTTTGTGGACGCCAGCCTGCGCCAACACATAGTTGCTCGAATTAACAGTAGATTCACCAAGCGTAATAGAATACTCGCCTGTCGCTGTTCGAGTGCAGGCAGTAGAGGCCTGAATAACGCCACTATCACCGAACTCGTGATACACAGTGGCATTAACTAGGCTGCTATCAGGATCAGCGCCCAGCGACAAAGAAACTGTTTTGCTGGTATTAATCTTTACATCATCCATTAATATTCCTCTTAAAGGATTATACCATTATGGCAATCTAATAGCTAACAAAGCCAGCCAATTAGAAGCAAGATACAATCTTAAACGCAATGCGCTTTACACAATGATATCACTAATCACTCACTAAAACAAAGTAGATTCTTCATTGACTTTCTTGATCCATCTAAGTATCTTAGGGAAGTTTTCGTCTGGAGCGAAAGAAATCTTTGTTCCATCAACAGAGTCATAGCCAAGAGATTTAGCATATCTCATACGCTTTAAAGAATTAACCCGCCCCATGTGGAGCCACTTCCCTCTGCGCTTAGCTTCGTTAGAAGCGACCGCAGCATCCTCAGAAAGTTTCCACTCAGTTGAGCCCCCCGTAAACCAAGCATCAAAAGAGTCCCAAGGAACACTATCTAAGAGATTCTCTATGCCGTCCTGGCCAATGAACGCTAC